GCGTTGGTCTACGCCTCTGATGGGGGCGTGGTCGTCAATCGCCTCAACGCCGCCAACGGTGCGGTGCAGGCGGACAACGATGGCAACGCGCGCGGCACATACGCCGTAGACCTTCAGACGATCAGGGGCGTGGTATCGGAAGTTGCCAGTGGTAGCTACAGCACCATCTCTGGTGGGGAAAACAATACCGCAAGCGGCGCCAGGTCCACCATTGGCGGTGGTGCTGGCAACACCACAAGCAACGACTGGGCTACCGTCGGCGGCGGGAGCACCAATACCTCTACTGCCATGGCCAGTGCAGTAGGCGGGGGGGCTAACAATGACGCCACTGGAGACTACTCTGTTGTTCCGGGTGGTCAATTAAACACCGCCACTGCCAGCTACACTTTTTCCGCCGGTCGCCGGTCGAAGGCGATCCACGCGGGGGCCTTCGTCCTATCCGACAGCCAGAACGCCGATCACTCGTCTACGGCCGTAGACGAACTGCGCCTGCGGTTCGCGGGAGGCGTGCACATCAACGGAAACATCGAGTCGCCTACTCTCATAGGCACGCCCACCGCCCCGACGGCGACTGCGAGAAACAACACAACTCAGATCGCGACCACCGCAATGGTGCAGGCCGCTGTTCTGGCGCGCGTGGGTCGAGGATGGGCAATAGCAAACGGAAGGATGCAATAAATGGCCGTCAACACTGCTCCAAGATTTACGGGGACCGCTGATTTTCAGGGTTCAAAAACCATCGTCACAGCGAATACGACCAAGGACGGCACAGGCGGCGCGCCGGACTTGATCTACACCGCACCCGCCGATGGCGGATTGGTCGAGGGCGTGGTCTGTATGCCGCTGGGCACGAACACCGCCAGCGTCGCACGCCTGTTCCTCAACAACGGGCTCACGCTAGCGACTGCGAGTAACAACATGATGATCGGGCAAATCTCGCTGCCGGCGACGACGAACAGTGAAGTCGCAGCGCTCTTGGCGCTCTGGATTCCGATTCCGCGCGCCATGCAGGACATGGTTGCGACCCATCGTCTTTACGTGACCATCGGCACCACGGTTGCAGCAGGCTGGGCGTTCTCCGCCTCTTGCCAGAAGTTTGCGGCTGCGCCATGAGTTTTGCTTTCGCTAATACTGGCGACCGCCGATGGGAGGCGTGGGGTACTGCGGTCCCCGGGCCTCTCGTTGCAACGGGGCGGTGGGAGATTTGGAACAAAAGCGCGGCAAAGGGCTGCACCATGCTGTCCGTTTGGTTACTAGGTGCTGGTGCGGGTGGTGGTGGTGGATTTACCAAGGCCGTTGCAGCAGCGGGTGGTGGCGGTGGCGGTGGTGGTTGTGGGGCCATAGGACGAGCCATTTTCCCTCTCGCTCTCTTGAGCGATGTTGTTTATTTCTACCTCCCGGCAGGGGGTCGCGGTGGCAGCGCTGGTATAGCAGGTGCGTTAGGTGGTCGAGCCTACATGTCGTTACGGCCCGTAGCTTCTGGTCTAACGGATTTCTGCCTACTTTCTGGCAATGCTGATGCAGCTACTTCTGGTGGCGGGTCTGCTGTTGCGGGTGGTGCTGGCGGCATTGCCAGTACAGCGCCAGTAGTAACGACGGCAGGAAACAGCGCGCTCGCTATTTCATGGGGCGGCCAAGCTATGTCGGCCGGTGCTGTTGGTGGTGCTCAGACGGGCACGGTAGGCGCGACCAATGGTGCGGTCTGGCCTTGTAGTGGCGGTGCGGGCGGTGGCGGATCAACGGCGGCTGACTTCGCTGGCGGTGCGATAACACACCCCGGGTTGTTTCCGGGCGTTCCCGGTGGCGCGGCTGGCCCTAATGCTGGTGTGTCTGGACTGTGGCAAAGGGATTCCCCATACCATCCGTGGACAACGACCGGAGGCAGCGGCGGCGGCGCGACGAACACGGCAGCCACCACCGGCGGCCGAGGTGGTGATGCGGGCGGCCCCGGTTCGGGTGGTGGTGGTGGTGGTGCGGGGGTTACTGCTGGCGGCGCGGGTGGTAACGGCGGCGACGCCTACGTGCTGCTGGTTGCGTTCTAAGGGAGCCAGACCATGCCCGATGTCGCGCTAAGAAGTTTCGCCGGAGGTGTCTCGGTCGTCGGGCGGCACGCGGTCTACATCGCGGCCGGGAGTATGTCGCCATCGGCGACGGGCGGTTGCGCCGCGTTGGCGACGATCGCGAGCGCAGCGAATCAGCCGGACATTCAAACGTTGGATTTTGACACCACGACCCAGGAGTACGCGCAGTTCTCGATTCAGATGCCGCCGTCGTGGAACGAAGGCACCGTGACGTTCGTACCGGACTGGTCGCACGCCGCCACAGTGACGAACTTCGGCGTGGTGTGGGATCTGCAAGCGGTGGCGGTTAGCAACGACGACGCGATCGCAGTGGCGTATGGCACGGCGGTGACGAGTACGGACACGGGCGGCACGACGAGCGATGTCTATTTCGGGCCAGAGTCTGCGGCAATCACCGTGGCGGGCACGCCTGCAACCAGCGACATGGTGTTCTTTCGTCTCTCGCGAGTGACTGGCAATGCGTCCGACACGATGGCGATAGACGCTCGGCTACACGGCATCACCCTATTCATCACGACCGCCGCCGGGACCGACGCATGAGCCTGTACGCACGGCTGACGGAAACAGGCTCGTTGCTTGACCTAGTGGACATCACGCCGGAACAGTACGCGGCGCTCGCCGGCAACCCAAAGCAATCGCGCTTGCGCTTGCTGGTGACGGACGCACAGCCGACGCCGTCGGCGACTCAGTATGTTGCACCTGGCCCGGTGGTGATTGAGCCTACGCAAGCCCGCCGCACATGGGTGCTCGTCGCCAAGTCGGCAGCTCAGATTGACGCAGAAACGCTTGCCGCCGAGCGGGTAACCGACATGGTGCAGTTGGCGCTTGTTGTCACTGCCTTACGAGACGGCACAGGCACGGCGGGCGAACGGCTGACGCGAGTGGAGCGGGTCTGCGTTCGGTTGCTGCGGGACGCACTGCGGTGATTTCTACGCTGCAACTGGGACAGTTCGGGCGGCAGCGCTTCCCTGTCGGGACGGACCCTAATTTCTCAAGCGTATCAGCGCTGCTGCACATGAATGGCACAAATGGATCAACGACTTTCACGGACCAAACCGGAAAGACTTGGTCGCAGTATGGTTCTGACTTTGTTCTCAGTACGGCAGTCGTTAAATTTGGAACCGCTTCGCTCAAGTGCTACTTGTCTACAAGTACCAACCACATTGAAACGGCACACCACGCTGACTTCAATCTGCCCGGAGATTTCACAATCGAGTGGTGGCAATACTGGACCGCGTTAAATCCGCCTCCGTACCAAGCCGCCCTGCAGCACGGCTACAACGTAGCAGGGGGGCTGACTATAGTCACTGGCAACATGGACGGAAAATACGGCGTCTATATCAACACATTGACCCTCGTCTGCACCGAAGCTACAGCGGGAACGACTGGGGCATGGGTGCATTACGCGCTAACGCGCAGCGGCAGCACGGTGACGCTATGGCGCGGCGGGGTTTCCAGTGCGAGCGGATCGAATGCCGCTGACCTCAGTGTCAGCAAGGTATTCGCCATCGGCGGCTACGGCAGCGACTCTGGCGCTTTAGGTCAGGCGTTCAATGGGTACATCGACGATTTCCGCGTGACGAAGGGCGTCGCACGGTACACCGCGACCTTCACGCCGCCGACTTCGGCATTCCCGGATTCTTGACTATGAGCCAGCGAACCGAACTACGCGCGCTTGACGCCGAAATCTTCGCCGCCTTGTCTGGCTCCGCGGCGGGTGGTGATGCCGCGGTGTTTTACCGGAAGTCAGGTGCTGCGGTTGCGTGCAACGTCTTCGTAGATTTGAACGTGCAGCGATTCGGCGATCAAGGTCAGGTTGTCTATTTTGCCGCCGCTGTGACCGCGTTTCTTTCTGACGTGACGACGGCCCCGGTGCACGGGGAATACTTCGTGGTCGACGGTGACACCTGGACCGTTGACGGCATCGTGACGCAAGACCAGTCACGCGCTGTAGCCGAATGCAAGGCGGGACGATGAGCACGCTACCGATGAGCGAGTGCGTCGCCGAGGCGCTGCTGTCGCAGCTTGTGACCATCACAATGTCGGACGGCTACCACAGCGATGCGGGGACGCGTGCCGCGCGCGCTCGCCGCACCTGGGCCAGCGCTGACCTTCCCGCGCTGAGCCTGTTCGACGGCGGCGAGTCGCCTGACGGAGCAACAGGGTCAGGCAAACACGATTCCATGACGATGCGCCACGTCTTCATCGTCTCTATCTTCGCTGCGGCAGAACAAGAAGACACCGGGAAAATTCTCGGCTTGCTGGCGGCCGACGTGAAGAAGTGCCTGCTGTCGTGGTCGAAAGACGGCGGCATGCGCACGGCGCTCGGCACCGCCGCCGGCCCGCTGATCTACGTCAGCATGACCCCGCAGCCGCGCGAAGAAGGCGGCACGGTCGAGGGCGCAGAAATCACGTTCGCCACGATCTACCAGGAGGGCTACGGCAACCCTGACGCACCGATTTAACTATCGATCTGCCGGAGGCGTTACTCGTCTCTCGCGCTTCCTCGGCGCCGGCACGTTCGAAACAGGCGGGGGCGCAAGTCCATCGCCACGCCCGAGGAAGCGCAACACCCCCGTCAATCCACCCCAGAAAGCCCTGCCATCCGGCGGGGCTTTCGCGTTTCTGGAGATCGAGAAATGGCAGCCCCAAATATCAACACCTACAGCAACAAGTACAAGTTCGGCCGTGGTCGGCTGCTGTTCAATCCGCTGGTCGCCGCCGTGTACCAAGGCTTCCGTCCGTTCGGCAACACGCCGGGCTTCAACGTCAATGTCGAATCCGAGCAGTACGAGCATTTCTCTTCGGAAGGTGGCATCGGCGAAAAGGACTTGCAGGTTCCGCTGTCGATCAACCGCACTGCGACGATCGATTGCGACAACATCAGCAATGCCAACCTCGCGCTGTTCCTGGCGGGTGAGGAAGTGACCATCACCCAGGCGTCGACGCCGATCGTTGCTGAGGTGCTGAGTTCGGTCAAAGCTGACCGGATTTACCAGCTCGGCGCGACCACGACCAATCCGGCGGGCGTGCGCGTCGTTTCGGCGGTTGTCGCGCGCATCCAGCAGGGCGCGCAGGCGGCGGCTCGTGCGAACTCGACGGCCTATGTTGTCGGCAATATCTACCGCCCGGCGGCTGCGAACCTGCATTGGTACGTCTGCACGGTCGCGGGCACCTCTGCGGCCGCGCCGCCGACCTTCACCACGGACGGTACGACCTTCGCGGACGGCACGGCCACGTTCAAGAACATGGGCCTCATCATCGTGGCATCGACGGCGGACGTGAACTATCGCCTCGATCTGCCGCTGGGTCTGCTGTCGGTTACGCCGGCCGGCACCATCGCAACGGCGAACACGGCCTACGCTGCGATCGTCACGAGTGGTGTGCTGTCCCTCGAAGTTGACTACACGCCCGCCGCTAACACGCGCCAGCAGGTACGCACGACCGGCTCGGCTGAGTTGCAGGGCCAGCTCAAGTTCCTCGCGGACAACCCGTACGGCGACAACCAGGATGCGTTCTTCCCGGACGTGACCCTGAGCCCGTCCGGCGAGTTGCCGTTCATCACGGAAGATGCGGTCGCCTCGATGCAGTTCGCGGTCGGTATCAACGTGCTGAATTCGAGCACGAAGGCGATGTATATCGACGGCCGCCCGGCCTGACCCTGACGCCCGCGTCGCTCACTCGGCGCGGGCTTCCATCATGCCATTCATTACGAAAGCACTTGGCGACATCGCCAAGTCGTACAAGCAGGCGGCTCAGCAGATCCATGTGGCCGAGGCGCGCGCGCTCAAGCGGGTGGGCGTGTCGATCAAGGCGGGGCAGTCGCGCGAAATTACCCAGACCGTGAACCTGCGGGCGGGCACGATCAAGGACGAGCTGCGGATCAAGGGGCAGCCGACGGCCAGCAACCTGAGTCTCGTGTTCCAGGTGAAGGCGCGCGGCGTTCCGCTGCGGGAATTCATCGGCACGCGCGAGACCAAGCGTGGCGTGTCGGTGAAGGTTCTCAAGCAAGGCCCGCGCGCGGTGCTACGTGCTGCGTTCGGTGCCGACAAGTTCGGCGGTCACTACTTTGGCCGCGTCGGCGTTGGCAGCAAACAGTACGGTTCGCCGCACGTTGGCCGACTGCCGATCAAGAAGCTCTACGGCCCGAACGTGCTCTCGCAATACATCTCCGATGCCGTGCAGCAGCGCGGCGACGACACATGGAACCAACGCCTGCCGATCGAGCTTGATCGCGAAGTGGCGTTTGCATTGAAGAAGGCCGGAGTCACCTGATGGCAAACAAGATTGTCGAGACTATCTACCGGCTGAAAGACCAGGTCTCGGCTGGGCTGTCGAAAATTGGCGATGCCTGGCGCGGTGCGCGCGAAGATGCGGACAAAACCAGCCGCGTGGTGGAAGCCAGCAACACACGGATGGGGTCGGGCTTTTCCGCGCTCACCGCCGGCGTTCGGAAGTTCGGCGCGGCCATTGCTGCCGTAGCTGTTGTCGTCGGGTTCCGTGCGATCAAAGACGGCATCGTCGAGGTTCTTGAAACCGGCGAGCAGTTCGACGATCTCGGGAAGAAGTTCTCGGCCGCCTTCGGTGGGCTGGCCGAAGGAACGCGCTCGCTGGAAAAAGTGCGCGTGCTGGCAAAGGACGTGCCGTTCTCGTTCGATGAGATTGCCAACGCTGCGGTCAAGCTCAAGCGTGCGGGCTTCGATCCGCTCGACGGCTCGCTGCAGGCTCTGATCGACAACACGGTCGCGACGGACGGCTCAGCGCAAGACCTGATCGGGACGATCGAAACGCTCGGCAAGGCGGCGATCAAGGGCGAGATCGGAACGCGCGCGCTGGTCTCGCTGACCGAGAAAGGCATCCCGGTCTTCGATCTGCTGGGCAAGGCGCTCGGCAAGAGTTCCGACGAGGTACGCAAGCTTGCGGAAACCGGAGAGCTGGGCGCCGATTCCATCCAGTTGCTTGTGACCGAGCTCGGCAAGCTGCGTGCCGGGGCAGCGTCGGATGAGGTGAAAGACCTCGACTCACAACTGATCAAGCTTCGCGACACGCTGAACGAAGTCAAGAACAGCATCGCGCAGGGCGGAAGTCTGGAACTGGCGCGCGAACAGTTCGCGAGCATCAACGAGGCCGTGTCGGCGCTGGCCGCTTCGCCGGAGTTCGAGAAGCTCAAGGTCACGTTCAATCAGACGTTTGCGTCTGGCATCGAAGCGGCTAAGGCGCTCGTCGACAATATCGACTTCGCCGAGTTGATCGTCGAAATAGATCAACTGACCGGCGCGTTGCGCGATACCTTCCGGCTGATCGAATCGGCCGATGTCATCGTCGGCCCGTTCCTAAACGCCTTCGAGAAGCTGACGCTGCCGTTCAAGCAGATGAAGTTCGTCGCCGGGCAGGCGTTGAAGGAAATCACGGACGGAGTAGAAAAACTCACCGGCACCGGGGAGAAGGCGGAAGTCGCGATCGCTGGGATCATCACGCCGTTCAGCGCGATCCGCAACGAAGTCGAACTCGTCACCAACGTTGTCGCAAAGCTGCGGGCGGAGCTGACCCAGACCGCGATTGAAGCGAAGCGCACCGAGCTGATCTCGGAAGCTTTCAAGACCATCGGCGTCGACGCGCAGAACGCTGGCATCGAGATTACCGAGGCCGGCCAGAAGATCATCACCGCGCTGGAACTGCTGGCGACCGAAGCCGACGTCACCGCCACCGGCTTCCGTGCCGCGTTCAACAAGGCGCTGGATTCATCTCAGACGGTCGCCGAAGTCAAGAAGATGGAGGCCGCGCTCAAGGCGGCGTTCGGGGCGGGAAAGGTCACAGCAGCGGAGTATGCGGCGGGCGCGCTGAAGGCCGCCGAGAAGACCGCAGAAATCACGAAGGCCGCGGACCTGGCGTCCGGCGCCATCAAGGGGATAGGCGACTCCGCAGAGGCCGAAGCACGTCGCGTTATCGCGGCAATGGAAGCGACGCGCAGTTCGCTGGCGGGCACGGCTGAGCTGATCTCGCGGCAACTTAGCGCGGCCCTCAAGGACGGCGCGTCGACCGATCAGATCAAGGCGCTCAAGGACGAGTTGGCGCTGACCGAAGCGCAGATCCGCGGCGTCACGAAGGAGATCGAGACCACGCGGGCCAGTCTCAAAGGTGCGGCCGAGGAAGGGACGCAGGCATTCGACCAGATCGCGCAGGGTGCTGAGAAGGCGGCGGCAGCCAACGAAGAAACCGCAGCCGCGGCCGAAGGGACCGGCGCCGCGATCGGCGGCATCCTCGGCCAGCTCGTCGCGGTGTTCCAGAAGTTCTCTGCCATCTCGCCCGTTGCGGCGGAGTTTTTCAAGGAAAGCTACAACGCGAGCGTGCGGCTCTCGCACAGCTTGGGCGACGTGGCGGAAAGCATCGCGCGCGCCGAACTTGCGACAGACCGCGCCGTGGCCTCGCAGCTTGCGGCCGCAGTACAAATGCAGCGCTCGTTCGAGGAAGTCGCTGAGTCCGGGGAAGGTGCCGGGTTCGCCTTCTCGCAGGCCGCACGACAGGGTGAATCCGCGCTGCTCGATTTCGCAAACCAAGCGCGAGAAGGACTTGGACAGCTTGACCTTCTGAACCAAGCCGACCTCGACGCGCTGGCCGACAGCGCCGAACGTGCGGCGGCCAAGATTCGGCAGATCGAGGAAAGCGCCAACCAAGCGCGGGCCGCGTTGGCCGCCCTGGCAGAAGCCGAACAGGATGAAATCGACCAGCGATCCGGCAACGAGGAAGCGATCGAGCAGCGTCGGTTCGAACAACGCCAGAGGCAGATCGAGGAACTTAGGCGGCAGGGTGGCGATGCGTCGCGCGCTGAAGCCGACGATGCGCTGCGGCTGGCCGAACGAAATCACTTCGAACGCTTGCGTCAGATCGAGGCGGAGCGCATCGCCCGGGCCGCGTCTGGGAAGTCGTCAGACGCTGGCGGTAGTCAACCGCAGGGCAGCGCCGGTGCCAGTGCGCCGCGGCCTGCGAACGCGAGCCCGGTCAGTTCTGGCGGGCTATCGCTGACGATCAATGTACAGGGCCCGGTAATCGGCGGGACTCCCGACCAGATCGCGGAGCAACTTGCGCGAATGATTAAACCGAAACTTGAGACAATGGCGAGGCGTTCGGCATGATGTACCTTGGCAACGATCGCAACATCGTCCGCGCGGCGGTGCTGTCGGCGCTGAACGTCGTCGCGAGTGACGCGGTCTATCGCAGCGACCGAGTCGAGAAGGTCGGCGGCGGATCGGTGGCACTGTCCGGCAGCTTCACCGGTGCGCAGGATTCGACCTTCGATGTTCAGATCGTGGACCTTGCCAGCGCCACGCCGCGCGTGTCAGCGCCTGTGTTCGTCGGTGTCGGCAACGGCCAACTGGTCGACCTTTCCGCCGCGGATCTGACTGCACAGACATTCACGGTGACGCTCGAAGACCTTGGATCCGATACCCGGAAAGCCTACGCGCCGTTCCAGTCAGCGACCCTTCGCGCCCGCAGTGCCGGCACGCCGGGCAACAGCATCACGCTCACGATCAACGCGACCGGACTGGTGTCGACCGCGACCAGCTACGCGCTACAAGCCGAACTGCGGCAGGGGGTGAACGAGTACGTCGGCGACGAGTGGAACTTTGGCGCCCCGAACATCAATCTTGACGGCACGATCCCGACCACGGCGCCGCGCTTGCGCTTTGGGTTCGACCCGCAGGTGTATCGCCAGTACCGCAAGTTCGTCAACGGCGACTACACCTACAGCTTTTCGCCGGCGCCACTGCGCAGCATCGAGCGAGGCACCCCGGTCTATGCGATCACCGGAACGCGTAGCGTCGTCATTTCCGACGGCATCACGACAAACACGCTGACGGGCATCGTGACGGTTTACGACTGCCTGCAGAAGATCCGCGACAGTTCGACCTTGGTCGAAGTCGACGGCGTGATCGTCAACGATCTGCAACCCAACGGGCAGGGGTCGACCGAACTCTCCGTCTGGACCCAGCCGTATATCGTGAGCCTGGTCCGCGACGGCACGTCATTCGTTCAAAGCGCAGAGATCGGGATGGTGCTCGGCGCATCGGTTCCGACCGAACGCCTGGTGATCCGCTGCGCGAACACGCGCGACCCGGGGGCGGAGCGTTGGAGTGTGCGCGGCGACGTGTCGGGCGACCTTGCCGAAGCGACCAGCGGCATCGCATACGACGCGAGCGGGTACACCTTCCTGATTCCCGCGGCTGGCACCGATTCCGAAGCGGATCGCGGGTCGATTCGCGTGCGATACGTTCGCCCGAACTGGGACGGGCTGACGACGCTGCCGCTGTTCGAAGCGGATCGCGCAACGATCGGCGCGGCAGGGCGTGCTGGCTCGTGGGTTTTCGAATATCAGCCGCGGCCTGACCCTGCATGCGATGTGCCCGGCAGCATGATTGGAGGGCCAGATCAGGCCTGTCTAGGAATTACCCCCACAGGAGATACACCCGTGTCCACAGCCTCGCTATCGCGACGGCGACAGAAGTTGGCGGCGTACGTTAAGACGTTTATTCAGTCAAATACGCGTTCCATTCCCGCTGGCGCCACATCGTCCATCGATCAGGACATCACCTACATCAAGCAAGCCGCGGCCGTGCTTGCGGAATGCTTGGACGCTTTGCCCGAAGGCGTGCTGGTCGAACCCATCTGGGTTGCGTCGACCGCGTACCTGATCGACGTCATCCGCACGCCGATCACCGTCAACGGCTATCGCTATGCTGTGACCACGGCCGGCACGAGTGGCGCATCCCAACCGGCCTTTCCGACGACCGTCGGCGCGACCGTCGCCGATGGCGGCGTGACCTGGACGAACATCGGCAAGGTGCCGCTCGGCATGTGGGATGACTTGCTGGCGCAGTTGGAGACCGATGCAACCCATCTGCTCGGAGTGGGATACAGCTCTAGCACTAGCTGGCCAACCTCCGCAGCTGTGGTGCTTGGGCAAACGGTATTGGCGTCCGTCCCTAGCACCGACCCCGGGCTGACTCACCCGGGCATATATTTCAAAGTTACGGTCGCTGGCACAACGGCGGCGACTGTGCCGGCATGGCACACGGTGGCCGTCGTGGGTGGAACCATTGCCGACGGCACGGCCACATGGGCGCGTGTTGCCGGTGACTCAGCTACCGCCCTCTTGGCTATCGATGAGATCTACTACGAGCGCTACATCAGCGCAGTGACCGAAATCAAAATCGCTGCGGGGTTGGCCGCAAATTTTGATGACGCCAGCGGCTCGGATGGCTGCTGGCGTGATATCGACACAGAGGTTAATTGGTGGGCGTACCTCGGGACGGAATCCTACGCGCCCATGTTCACCGGCGTTTACTACCACTCGTCGCTGCTGGAAAACAGCGATGGCGTGGACGTGGCGCACAGCACGCGCGAGTTCGGGGTCGGTCCCCGATTCGGCTGCCCCGAATTGCTCGCGCATGGCGATCAGATCACGGTCACGATCGAGAACGTCAACGGCATCCCGACGTATCAGCAGGGCGACACGATCACGGTGCAGAGTACGCGCGCCAGTCCGCTAGAATTTGGCGGAGGGCAGACGGGCAACGATACGCTGACGTTCTCCGTAGTCGGCAGCGGCGTCGGCCGGTTGCCGAGCTATGCGTTGCTGACGACGGCGCCCACTGCCTACAGCGGAACGGTGGCGGCCTGGGCTGCGTCGACGGCGTACACGCTCGGGCAGCAACGCCGGCCGGTGACGCGCAACGGCAAGCGGTATCAGGTGACGGTCGCGGGGACGAGCGCGGCCTCGGAACCGACATGGCCGACGACGATCGGGTTGACTGTGGTCGACGGTACCGTGACCTGGCGCTGCGAAGCCAACGATGCGAACGTCCAGTTCGAGATCGAGCCCAGCGGTATCGCGTTCGTGCTCGGCGACCAATGGTCGTGGTCGATCGAGGCTGCCCGTTTCCGCTGGCGCAAGGATGCCGGTGCTTGGTCAGCCGCAGCGGACATCCCGTCGACTGCCGTTGCCTTGAGTGACGGCCTCAGCGCGGTCTTCGCACCTGGCGTCTCGCCAAGTTGGGCGGCGGGCGATACGTGGACGTTTACGGCCGAAGCGGTGAACGGTGTCGACAATTTGCGCCAGCCCACAGATGCGCGCTTCGCGTGGACCGCATCCACCACCGTGACCGTGACGCCGGCCGGTACCGAGCCCATCGCCGGCGTGATGCTGGCCGATCACCTCATCCCGAGCAATGCCGTCATCACGTTGCAGGGCAGCGATGACAACTTCGCCACGACCCCTATGAGTCAAGTCATCCCGTGGCGCGCTGAGAACATCTGGCACGCCATCGAGGGCGAGCGCGCGAAGTATCGCGTGTCGATCAATCAGGCCGGATCGCTGAGTTGGCTCTGGTTGGGCGAACCGCTGGAGCTTGAGATCCGCGCGGGCATCGCTGAACTAGGCCGGCTGACGAAGCGATATCGGTTGCCGTCGGCGGTGAGCCGTGCAGGGCAGGGCGGCACCATCGAACACGAAGCGCTGACTCAGACCTCGCTCGACGAGCTTCTCGCGATGCTGAGCCACGCGACGGAATACGACGAGCGCCGGTTCGGTATCGTGCCCAACACCGCGGAAGCCGCGGCGGCCGTGGTCATCTTCCCGGATCAAGACCTGGAGGTGAGCGACATCATGGGTTACCAGCCGACTGACATTGCGCATCGTCGCCTCGCGCTAACGATGCAGCTCGAACCGACGCCGTGATTTATCTCCGCATCGACAGCGTGCCGGTTCGGTATTTCTACCGCGACGTGCGCGCCGTGTCCGGCCTTCCGCCCATGTCGGCCCGGCACGGTCTGCTGCAGTCGGTGAGCGAGGTGCGATCGGCGATCGGCGGCGAGAATGCCAACGTCAGCGTGAGCCTTCGCAACGCCTCGAACGAGTCATCGGCGCTATTCTCCGATCCCCCGCTGGGGGCCGTGGCGGCGGTAGTTGATACGGTCGACGGGGAGCTGTTCGTCGGCATCGTGCAGAGCGTCGCGCTCGGCGCGGAAGTCGTCGTGGAGATTGAGGCGTGACTCCCTATTCCGGTCGACTGCCGCTGCGTACTACCTCGGCTTGGGAAAGCTTTCGCGAAGCCGTGGCCATCCCGCACCGCTACGGCGAGACCAGCGGCGACCTGATCCAATACGAAGCCGGCCGACGCGTCTGGGTGTGGGCGGATCACGCATCGCTCAGCGTCGACGAGATCCTGATCGATGGTCAGCCCGTCACGAACTGGGTCTGGCGCAACACGACCGACACCGCAGGACACGCGGTGACCGTGGTCGAATTTGACGCCGGCATTGACGAGGGCACCACACCGGTCGCGAGTGGGCGCGGCAAGTTGAACGCGAACACTGGCGCTCTGATCGTCAACCCCGCGGACGTGGTGCAGGACATCCTGGCCAATATCGCGGGCCGGGCGGTTACCGCCGGGCAGATCGAACTGTTCCGGCGTGAGTGCGAGCGCGCCGGGATCGTGGTCGCGGGGAGCCTGACGTCGGCCGACGTGACGGTGCAGGCGGCCGTGCGCGAGGTCTGCGACAGTATCGCGGCCGTGTTCGCGCCTGACGCGCCGGGTCTGGCGATCCTGCATCCCGGCGGTGATACGCCTATCCCCCTTGTGACCATTGACCGCCGCTATCCCGATCTGGGTGCGACCGCCAACGTCGCCGAACTTGTAAACGACCTGACGCTTCGATTCGATTTCGCGAACGGTGAACCCCGGCAGTCGGTTCAGCTTGATTGCCCCGGCGCAGTGGCCGCACAGGGGCGCCGCAGCGACACACGAGACGCGCGGCCCGGGTGGCGGGCTTCGATCGCCGGCGTGCGGCGAACGCTGGCGCTTGGGGACGGCCTGTCGCTGGATCACGCGCGCTTGCCGATCGCTGGCACCTTCCGCGTGATGGGGCGAAGCGTCGACCTGGTGACCGGTATCAGCGCCGTCGAATTCGACGTGCCGGCCGGGCCAGTTCCTGCGGTGCGCATGGTCCGGCAATCGACCCAGCTCGAGCCGGAACAATACGCAAACGTCGGCATCCTGACGCAAGGCGATTCGCGCATCATCAACCTGATCGACGAAGACGGCCGGCCAATATCGCAAGGCGCCGTTACGCTGAATGGCGAGACCACGCGCTACACCGACAGCGCGGGCAATGTCTCCTTCCCGGTCGACCTGATGCCGCCTGGCCAGCACACGCTGACGATCCTCACCAGCGACGGCCGTACCCTGACCACGACGGTGACGGTGTGACGCGCCGATTTCCGCTGGTTCGCAGCGTGGCGCCGGGCCGCGATTTCCGTATCAGTCTCACGGTGCCGGCCCCCGCCCCGCCGACGGGTTCGTGCGAATGCGCGATTGAAAGCGTGTTATTCATTTCTGGCGGGTTAAGCAAAACAATTGCAGGGATAGGCGGTTCCGCTACCATCGTCGCTGCTGGTGAATTGTGCCCCGACATCGTCTGGACGTTTGAAGTAACGTTAGACACTGGGCTATCGATAGACCAAGTCGGCGCCGGGGTTTGGGTCGTATCGTCATTAACTGGTGTGCCAACCGTGGCAAGCATCACGCCATCGGTCGTGTGCGGCGGCGTTGCGCAGACGTTCCCTGTTCTAACGCTCACCGTTACCTAGGGCGGCGAGTGAATCAGCGCTTCACCTTCAGGGGAGGACTTCCCGTTCGCCCGGAAGTATCAGTTCGTGAACCCCCGGCGAAAGTGCGCAAGCCCTGCGCGGTCTGTACCCGGGTCCGCGCGATCGGCGCCAAGTTGCGGGGTAAGCTTGGTCGACGTCGGTAGTCGCAGCCCGCGAGACCTCGCCCCGGCATCCTGTCGCCATGAAGCCCGACACCGCGACTCGCCTACTCGAAACCGCCCGCGAGCTGCGCTACCAGCCAGCCAACGGCCGGTACGCTCGGAAGTGGGAGCAGATACGCCGGCTTGAGCGGATGGCGTATCAGGCGCGGCGCCGGGGTAGGAAAACTCCTACGGTCGAACACTTCGAATTCTGATACCGCTGCCCCGGTCCAGCGGGCAATCTATCCCTGCCGCCGCGCCCTTCGTTTCACTGTCGACGGGGAAACCCGGAGATCCTCTTCTGGCCCACGTGTAAGGCTGTTGGGCGCGGCGGCAGTCCCACAGAAATCCGCCCACGCCTGCATCAGCGCTCGCCGCTTCACCAGCAGCGCACCCCGGCGATAGGCCGCCTCCGCCTTATCCTTGATCGAGTGCGCCAGCGCCATCTCGACCACTTGGTGCGGGTGATCCGTGGTCTCTGATGCCCAGTCCCGGAAGCTGCTGCGAAAGCCGTGCACCGTGTACTGGCCGAACCCCATGCCTTCCAGTAGTTGCAGCATGGCGGCGTTCGACAAAGGGAAGATCGCCGCACGGCTGGCAGGCATAGCCGCAACGATGGCCAGCGCCTGGGCCGATAGCGGAACCTCATGCTTCCGGCCGCCCTTCATCCGCTCGGCCGGCACCGTCCACAGATCCCCGGTGACTTCGGTCCGTTGCGCGCCGATGACTTCGCCGGTCCGGCAGGCGGTCAACACCGTGAATTCGAGCGCTCGGGCCGACAGGCTGAGGTTATCGCGCAGCTTGGCCATGAACGCTGGCACGTCGGTGAAGGGCATGGCCGGGTGGTGCTCGACGCTGTGCACCGCGTTCGGTGGTGGTAGCAGCTTGTCCAGGTGGCCACGCCACCTCGCCGGGTTCTCGCCCTGGCGGTATCCCTTGACCACAGCCCAGTCCAGCACGCGCGCGATGCGCTCGCGCACCCGGGTGGCCGTCTCGGTCTTCGTAGCCCAGATCGGGCGCAGCGCCCCGACGACGTGATCCGTGCCGATGATGGCGATCGGCAGCGACCACAGGTCCGCGCCATGCTGCTGGAGCGACGTGCCCCACTGGGTCGCGTGCTTGAGCGACCAGCCCGTGCGATGTTCCTCGATGTAGGTGGTCGCGCCTGCGCCGAACGTGAGGCCCTGCGCCACGGCCTGAGCGGTCCTGCGCGCCGCGAGGGGGTCACCGCCTGACGCGAGCACCTTCCGCTGCGCCAGCGCTGCTTGGCGCGCGTCCTGCAGCCCGACGACCGCGGCCGGACCCAGTCCCATCTCGTGACTCTTGCCTTGCCGGGCGTAGCGGAAGATCCACGACTTCGCGCCGGTGGCGGTCACCTGCAAATAGAGGCCGCCGCCGTCCGCGTGATAGCCTGCTGTCGTGGTTGTGGCGACGGTTCTCGCCGTCAGGCGGTTGATCGTCCTGGCCATCTACCCACACCCCTACCCACGTTACCGGCACCGGATCATAGCGGAACAGCCAGGAAGGGTACGGCGGAGGGTTGGCCAGTTCAGGCCTTTTTATGCGAGAATTTCGGAACGGGGCGGAAAGCGGCGGACGATAGGTCGCAGACTCCCACTCCGCCAGTTGCAAGTCCGGCGTCATCCTAGTGAATTCATCGCGTTGGTTCGGGATTCCCGGCCCTCGCGCCGTTGGCGCAAGGTCGCTCGCACGGACGCGAACCTGTGGTTCGCAAGCGTCCGTGCTTGCCCCTCCCACTCCGCCATGCCAAATCGCAGTCTTTCTATTGACGAATTTGGCAGGTGAATACATAATCCGCCGCTTCGCGCCCGTAGCTCAGTTGGATAGAGTACCAGGCTACGAACTTGGTGGTCGGGAGTTCGAATCTCTCCGGGCGCGCCATTGAAAATGCAACAACGCCAGCGACTTATCCTCGCTGGCGTTGTTGTTTCCGGGGGCCGATTTTCGCTTGTGACTGGTCCTGCGACAGGTCCTGTTACACCGACAGATTTTTGCCCCTGTCGACAGCGCCGATTCGGCCCGAAAGTTGTGTGAATTCTTATGCGTGGTTACTTGGGATTCTTGCGCATTTGGGCGACCCCCAAGGACGCGCGTCGCAAAACCGAGGGTTTCACCGAGTGTTCTCGCAGGGCGACTGTCACAACGCGACCTGTGGCGCAAAGAAAGACGTTCGATGAGCCGAACCGGACGATTGGAAACGACACCCAAGTTTGTGATGCGTCCCGATGGTGTCTCACTTCCTTTGGTCGCGCGGTTTCAGCGGGTCTACCAAGTTTGGCGTTGGCTGATTTGGAAGGAACTTGGGCGCGAACGATGTCCCCACTGCGCGTTCCGGCAAAGGTGATCAGCCGTTTCGGCGAGCGCTGATCAAGACGCTGGTGCTGAGCGCATGCACGACCATCGGAGTCGGCTTCCCGCCGAGGCTGCGTGAAAACGCGCTCCAGGAATTGCCGCGGTCAAAAAGTAATCAAAGGAAGGCAAGGCTCGCTAAGCGTCTAGAGTTTTCAAACCGCCTCGGCCAGAAGCGGATCTGAACTGAATGGCACTTACTTAGGAGTGAACTCACCAGATCTCGTCATCCCAGCGAAAGCTGGGATCCATCTTGATCCCCTTCGGACATGCCGCAAAAGTCAAAATGGATTCCAGCTTCCGCTGGAATGACGGCAAATTTGGTCAGACTTTCGCCTAAGTAAGTGCCATTCGGATCTGAACGCTATGTCAGGCGCCGTTTGCGCGGCGCGCGGATGGCCCAAGCAAACCCTCACCGCTCGACTTGACACATAGGTTAGCGGCCAGCTGCGAAAAGCGAGGTTCAGGCCTTCGTGCCGCCGGTCGCCGCGCTGTAGTCGCGGCGCACGTGGCCGCCGGGCCGGCGTGCGTCGTTGGTCTGCACCTGTGGCGCGCTCCAAGTGCGTAAGCTGCGGCAACCCTTCGCCCGTGGCACCGGTTTCGCGGTTTCGCCGTAGTTGCGGTAAGTCCCCGGCAATTCCCGCCGGGCGTTGCCGCCTCTCGAGCTCATTGCACCCATGCCCACGATTTTCTGCCACGCCCGCGTCAGCAGTCGGCGCACAGGGCGCCTGACCGCTGCCATCACTCTGCTACTCGGCGCGCTGTGCGCCCCACCGGCCGAGGCGATCGGATCGAGCCTGACCTACCAGGGCCATCTGCAGTCGGGCGGCGTCCCCGCCGATGGCGCCTACGACTTGCAGTTTTTGTTGCAAGACACCGCCGGCCTCGTCGTCGGCATACCGATCGTGGCCAACGACGTGGCGGTGGTCAACGGCGTGTTCACCGTGCTGCTGGATTTCGGCGCAACCGCCTTCGATGGCAGCGACCGCTTCCTGCAAATACAGGTGCGCGACGGCACATCTACTGGCGCATTCACCGCGTTGATCCCGCGCAGCCGCATCACCGCCGCGCCGTATGCGCAAGTGGCTGAATCGGCCGGCTTCGCGGCCACGGTCGCGAACGACAGCATCTCGTCGACGCGCATCGTCGACGGCTCAGTCGGCGCATCCGACATCGATTCGGCTACCGTGCAGCGTCGCGTCGCGGGCACCTGCCCGGCCGGCAGCGCGATCCAGTCGGTCGCCGCCGGCGGCAGCGTGACTTGCGAAGCCGGGCTGCAGGGACCGACCGGCGCCACCGGCGCACCAGGTGCGCCGGGCAGTGCCAACGCGTGGGGACGGCTCGGCAACGCCGGCACCGATCCGCTGCTCAACTTCCTGGGCACCACCGATGCGCAACCGTTCGAACTGCGTGTCGCGAACCAGCGCATCGCGCGTTTTGAGAGCAACTCGCTGACGATCGGTAGTACCTCCAACGTACTGTTCGGCAGCCCGGCCAATGTCATCGATGCCGGCGTACGCGGCGCGGCAATTGGCGGAGGCGGCGTGCCCGCGGGCAACACCGATCCCAACTTCACTGACGAATCGCCGAACCGGATCAGCGACGCTTACGGCGTCATTGCTGGCGGGTTCGGTAACCAGGCCGGCGACGCCGCGGGCACGGCGATTGACGCGGCCTTTGCTTCCGTCGGCGGCGGCAGGCGAAATGTCGCATCGGACACCTACGCAACGGTGGGTGGCGGCTTGTCCTCGATTGCCTCGGGTCTCGCCAGCACAACCGCAGGCGGAACGAGCAACACGGCGTCGGCTCCTTACGCAGCGATCGGTGGTGGTCTTTTCAACAGCGCGTCGGGCTCCTCCAGCGTGGTCGCAGGAGGCAGTAACAACAGCGCGTCGCAGCAATTCAGCAGCGTGGGCGGGGGCTCCGGCAATCTCGCGTCGGGGCTGTTTGCCACGATCGTCGGCGGCAGCGACAACCGCGCCAGCGCGGAGCACGGCAGCGTCGCTGGCGGACAGGACAACTACGCGTCGGGAGTCTATGCCTCGGTTGCGGGCGGCGCGGTCAACAGCGCCTTCGGAATGTTCAGCACTGCGTCGGGCGGCGAGCGCAACTGTGCCGGAGGCGCTTACAGTTGGGTTGGCGGCCGGGGAGCCCAGGTGCGGCGACCACTTGGCTCGGCCTTCGAGGCCGGCGGCTCCGGATGCACAGGCGTCGCTAACGCCCTCGACGGCGATGGCGACAACGGTAGCTTTGTCTGGGCCGACAGTACCAATGCCGACTTTACATCGAGCGGTCAGAACCAGTTCCGCGTGCGCGCCACCGGCGGCTTCACGTTCTACACCGCGGTCGATGGCACCGGTGTTCCGAGCATCGGCGCGCGGCTCGCCTCCGGCGCGTCGGCGTGGAGCACGCTCAGCGACCGCAACGCCAAGACTGCAATTTTGCCGGTCGATGCTACCCGCGTGCTCGCGTCGGTGCTCGCGCTGCCGATCGCGACGTGGCAGTACAAGGGCCACAACGCGGCGATCCGGCACATGGGCCCGATGGCGCAGGATTTCCGCGCAGCGTTTGGCCTCGGCGAGGACGACCTGACGATCAGCACCATCGATCCGGACGGTGTCGCGCTGGCCGCGATCCAGGGCCTCAACGCGAAACTCGAAATTGAGAACGCGGCGCAGGATGCTGAACTGGCCGAACTACGGCGTGACCTGGTCGCGTTGCGGGCGCGACTCGATGCCGGCGCGCGCTGA